CTTCTGCTTTTGCAGTTGCCTCTGCCTCACGTGCAGCCTCTGCTAATGCGTGTGCTGCTGCATCTGCTTCCATCTGTGCAATCTCAGCATCTGTTAGTTCGATGATTGAAGTTTCCCCTGTTGTGCAGTTTACTTCAACGCGTGTTGGTCGTGTCATTATTTCTCCTTATGAGTTCTTGATGCCGTATAGATAAAAAGATGAGCCTGATACAAAAGTGCTAGTTTGTGGAGTTAGAGTTATACTATTTATGCTACTTGTATTTCTCCACAAAGAGGCAGTACCAAATATACCAGCGGTAGTAACGTTTGTTTCCCAAGCATTTGATAAAGACAATGGTTTATTTTGGCTAACAGTATAATTTGGAATATAAATTTCGGTTGATGCAAAAGTGTTTGCTGTGTTTATTGATATATCAGTTTCGTACCGAGTCCGTGCAACGCTTGAATCTTGTCCTGATAATGCTGACGCACCATTTCCTTGTAAATAAGTTCTAGAATAATTGCTTGCACTATCTGAATTAAAAATGATGTTAATGTAATTTGAAGTTGTTGAGCCAATTCTGTCGCTTACCCTTACCACCAAATCCGTAAAAGTACTAGGAATAGCAGTAAATGTATAAGAAGCAGCCGATGATGCGAGTGTCTCGCCCTTGATAAGTGTGTAGGTACTAGGCATTTTTTATCCCATACAAAGTAGCGGTTGTGCCTGAGGCAAAAGTATTAGAACTAAAATTAGATAAGGTAATAGTAGTAATTGGTGAAGTTGAACGATAAAGGCTCACGATTGAAGTTGTATAACCTATTCCGTTTTCATCCTCGGATGCCGTAACCAAAAATGTTTTGTTTGTAGATCCTGCGTAAGAAAAGAAATCTAAGGTATAAAAAGTGAATTGAGCAGAACCGCCAGAAAAGTTGTACCCAAGAATTGTCTCATTAGTAGATGTTCCTCGACCAGATGAGGCACTCGAACCATTGCCTCTAAGTATAGTCCGAGAGTAGTTAGTGCCAGAGTCAGAGTTAAGTCTAACAATAGGGTTATCGGCAGATGTATTTTTTAATACAAACACTAATCTTAAATCGGTATAGCCTGAACTTATTGAACTAAAAGTAATTGATGATGCAGCACTACCCAGTGTTTGGGTCGCTATTGGCTCGTATGTGGCTGGCATTACTACCCCTTAATCCCGTAAAGTGAATAGACTGTACTAGAGTTAAATCCAGCCGCAAGGGTTAAATCTATTCGAGTAATTGCAGAAGTTGAATTAAATAACCCAGAAAGCATTAAAATTTGCGCGCTTGTGTTTCCAGAATTTTGGTCCATACCAATCAAAGTTCTAACTGTTTTATTGCGAGTAGTTGCTGAATAATCTTGAATGTCAATAATTCCAACACCATAAACATTTGATGCAACTGCGCCACCTGCAATAGTTAAATTTTGAATACTTGCTTGATCTACCGAGTTTGATGCAACTGGGTCACTACCATTACCCCATAGACGGTGAAAAGCATAAGAGGTTCCACCAACACTATTAAAAGTCATTTCCACCGCACCTAAAATAGCAGCACCCGAATTTGCCCTTGCGTTATATCTAATTTGCAAATGTTTATAAGTTTGTGGAATCGAACTAAAGGTAATAGTTGTTCCACCATTACCAGTAGCCGTAGCGATAGACTCAAACGAGCCAGCAACTGGAGCAAAAGAACCAACTAGTGCACCAAGCATACCTCCCATTACGCTAGTCCATTTCCACTAATAATCCAAGAAGTAGATGTAATCTTAATAGCAGTAGCCATACCAAATGGAGACAGTGTACGTGAACCTGTAGTTCCAGCACCTGCAAGAAGTAGTGTGTCAGATGTAATTGCAATAGTTACAGTTGCACCAGTGGCTGCAATGAATGTAATTGCAGTACCGACTGGTAATGCTAGGTTAGCATTTGAATCAATTGTGATAGTACGAGTTGCGGTTGAGTAAATATGTTCACCAGCATCTGCAGCAGTTACTGTATATGAACCAGTCGTTGCTGCACCACTTTGAGGAACACCCATATAACCTACGCCGCGAGCAGCAGTAGCAGTTGTTGCATCACTAACTGTTGAATCTGTAGCAAGTAAAGTTTTAGATGTAGGTATTGTTGTTGAATTAATTGTTAATCCATTAACGTTACTTACTGTTGCACCTGATGCAATAGATGTTGAACCTAGTGTTGGGGCTGAGTAACCAGTTACTGTTGACCAGGTTAATCCTGTGGCTGTACTTGAGTCAGCCTGTAGGTATTGTCCGTTAGTTCCAACGGTTAGTTTGCCAGGGGTATCAGCACTTGTTGCTACAAGGATGTCACCCTTAGCATCAAACAATGAACGAGCAATAGAGTCTGCTAGTTCAAATGCCGTAAAGGTAATAATTTCTACAATGTCGCTAGCAGCCAAGGCTGCAAGAGATGTAAGGCTAGAACCATTAGATGCTGTGTAGTCTGTAGTACGGACTAGAAGCACACCGTTAAGGTATACCTGCTCCTTACCTGGGATATAAGCAAGTGTTAGTCCATTGTCATCTAGTCCAGAGATTGTTGTCTCTCCACCTACTGCTGTAAAGCGGAAGCGGTAGATGTCTGCAGTTGAGGAAATAGAACCCCAAGCAGAACCTGTCCAAGCAAACATCTGGTTAGTTACTGAGTTCCAATAGATGGCACCAGTAATAAGTGCGTTACCATCATTGTCTACAGATGGAGCAGTTGACTTAGCACCTAAGTAGCGGTCATCAAAGTCATCGTATGATGTTGCAGCAGCGGCAGCACTTGCTGCAGCAGCAGTAGCAGAACCAGCCACAGTATCTACATACGCCTTTGTAGCAGCGTGTAGATTAGATGATGGGGCACCTGACAATGTAAGAGCACCAGTCATAGTAGAACCTGACTTGAGTACTACTGTAGATTCAAATGAACCACCACTAGAAATTGCTGTAGCAATTTCATTAAGAGTGTTAAGGGTTCCAGGAGCACCATCTACAAGGGCGTTAACCTGAGCATCAACATATGCCTTAGTTGAGGCATCTGTATTATCTGTAGGTGTAGCAAGACCAGTAATCTTCTGTGCATTTAATGCAACTGAGGCAGTAGGTGCAGCCATCTGGTCTAAGCGAGATGTACGTACCTGTGTATCAAAGTCTGAGACTGTTGCTGCTAATTGTGTACCAGTATGGTTAGCACGGGCATAAGGGTCAGAGACCAACTTGGCTGCAGTGATAGTACCGTCAGCAATATCTGAGGCTACGATAGTTCCGTCTACTAAATCAGCAGAGGTAATAGTTCCACCAAGATTTAACTTGGTCTTAGCAATAGCAGCGGATGCATTAACATCAGCATCTACAATTGTACCGTCTAGTATCTTTGCAGAAGTTACTGCGCCATCGGCTAGGTCTCCAGCAACAATAGTTCCGTCAACAATCTTTGCTGAGGTTACTGAGTTAGGTGCTAACTTGCCTTCTGTGACTGATAGGTCATCAATCTTAGTTGTGCCAACAGCACCTGTTGCAATCTTACCGCTAGTTATAGCAGAGTCTGCAATGTCACCTGAAGCAATAGTAAGGTCTGCAATTTTAGCAGAAGTAATTGCACTATCGGCAATCTTGGCAGTAGTGACGTTAGCATCAAGAATTTTTGCAGTAGTCACAGAGTTAGACTGTAGCATTTCTGGTGTTACAAAGTTTGTGTCGGTAGTCTCTAGCACGTTGGCAATAGTTAAACCGTGTGCAGTTGTTTCATTCTTGATGTGAGTATTGGCTTCACGGAAGTCACGACCAGAAGCCATGTGACGTACCTTGGCACCTGCTGAGTGAGCAATAGCGGTAGTACCATCAATCTGACGAACAATTGTAAGCGTGTTACTGTCAGGACTTGATGGGTAGGTTACATCTACAATTTCTTCAAGTGCTGTATCTGGATCGATAACAACAGTAAATGTTTCTAGTGGGCTAGTATTTCCTGGAATGATTCCAGATAGTAACGCTGATGCGGAACCCACCACCATAGTAGTATTACCTGTACCAGCAGCCAATGCTGAGGTAAGAGTCGTCTCTTGGGACGTAGAGGAATATTTGCGAGTTGTCATATTTTAGTACCTCGTGTAGTGGATTCGGGTTGGATAAACATCACGTAATTTCATGCTTTCTTCTTTTAGTCTTTGCTGATAAAGAGCAAGTAAGAATCTTGCAGTAGATGCACCAGCACCATATTGGATCTTGGTGTCTGCGTTATCTGCCTCTGCTGAACTGTAGTTAAGTCGACCTGGGTCAATAAAGGATGACAGACGATATGATGCGCCATAGACGATAACGTCTTTAGTAGATGATGGAAGCCCAGTGACTGTTTCAAAGACATCGGTTGATGATGCAGCAGAAAGAGTGGTTGGCTTCTTAGTATAGAAAACTTGCACTGTACGACCTGCATCGACTCTATCGTAGATAGATACTGACTGACCAGTTGTAAATGATGTTGTGTTAGCAAGTGGGTCAGCACGCCAGTTTCTCAAAGGAACCCATTCTTCTGATGGTCCTGTTGATTTCCATGATATGTATAGAATTGTTTCAACATCTGCTGGTAGTGCATAAGTTGTCTTGACTGTATTAAAGTTAAATGTGTGAACCCCTACGCCAAACAGTTGAGGGAAGACTGCATCAATTGTATCGTTGATAGCCTTCTTAATAGTTGCACGTGGGAAAGTTGGGGCAATCGTTACTTTTGAATTAACTGCGTGGGATGTCTTAGCAGTTCCATAATAGCCACGTCCATAAGGAGCAACGACTGCTGAGTTAGACACACGATCATATGTATCTAACCACAGCAACTCGTCATCAATTTCAACTGTACCTTTGCCAATGTTGGTTACACTACCAAAGTTTAGAGTCAACTCACTGTCATTAATAGCCTGAGTAAGGTGAGTAGTACGGTCTTGCCTTAATGTGTAGCCTGATAAATTAAGAGATATTTCATTTACCAAATCAGCATAGGTCGTTGTCATTTTTATCCTTTAGTTTAAATTACTTTTTCTTGGCTGCTGCTGCGCGACGCTTGTTCTCTGCTGCTACTTGTGCTGCAGTCATGCGTTGTGCTCCTTGACCGCTAGTTATTGCGCGTCCTATACCAAATACTGCCTTTGCAAATGGATCAGTTGTCCCTGACTTCTTAGGCATCGCTGCTGCTTTTTTAACTGGAGTTTTTCTTTCAGCCTCACGAACACTTGGCTTAGCCTTCATAGGAGTATTTCTTTCAGCAACGCGAGCAGTTGTCTGCATAGGCTTTGTTGCTGCTGCTACACGTCTAGCACCGTACATGCGCTTTAGTGCTTCTTTCATTTCTGGGTTAGCATTAGAGGCTCCCTTGAGTGCCTTAGTCATACCCATCTTCTTAATCTTATCAATAGTTGCTTGAGATACTTTTTGCTTCATTACCATTTCACCTTGTCTGCCCAATATGCGGCACTCATTTTTCCTTTGGATATATTGCTTGCATGTCTTGCTTTGAAAGACTTACGACGTGCTGCATAGGATGCAGATTCTCCTGCTTTTTTAGGTGAGCCAGAAACGCCTTGTTGTCCAAAGCGAATGGTTTTAACTTGGCTACCTACCTTAGCCACAACTACGTGTGACTTAGTAGGGTGGCTTGGAGTGCGCTTAGGCTTATTAAAGCCTGCAACTCCTGCCCGTTTTAATCGTGAGTCTTTCACTTCTTTTTCCTTACCGCTGCATTATCTACTAGATTTGGATAAGGACGACCTGCTGCTTTAGCACGTGCCTTAGCCCTAGCCTTCTGCGCTGGCGTTAGGGGAGTTGATTTCTTCTTAGGATTCTTAGTATCCCAAAACGCCTTCTTTTTCATTTCTTTATGCCTTTGCCTGTCTTGTCGTTATACTGCTTGCCGACAAATGCACCAAATAGTTGACCCCATGCTTTATCGTTGTTGACTTTTGCTCTACTAGCAGCCTTAGTGTAAGCAGGGTCTTTAACACCCATTACTCCGTAAGTAGACTTGTACTTTGCGCGAGAAAGGTTATCTCCTGCTTTACTCTTTTGTGATACTTCTTTTTTGAGATTATCTAGGTATGAAAGTTTTTTAGCCATAATTACTTACTTCCAAACAGTCCGCGTCTTGCAGACTTCTTTGCGGTTTTCTTAACCATCTTCTTGGCTGTCTTCTTCTTAGTGCCGTACTCCATCATACGTTCTCTGGAGCCTTCTTTCTTTTCGTGCATTTTCTTAGCAGCCATTGACTTGTACTTCTCACCTTTAACTGACATTATTTGATACCATACATTTTCTTGATGCTACCCAATTGCTTTTCAGTAATAGGCATTGTTCGAATTATTCTGTCATCAGTAATTCTTGGCATTCGATATGGCTTATCTTTTCCTTTAGTAGGTGGCTTTAAAGGTGCCTTTTTCTTTTTCTTACCAGGAATTATTGGGTCAACCATTAATATTTTATTTGTTGGTGGTTTTGGTTGCATTATTTTTTACCCATCTTCTTAGAAGCAGCCTTCTTAGCGGTCTTCTTCATAACCATTTTCTTACCAGTCTTCTTAGCAGCAGCCTTAGCCATTGCCATACCTTTTGCTGAGTATGAGTACTCTTTTTTTCCAACCATTGGCATTATATTACTCCGACTTCTTTTAGTGTAGATACTGTTTTCTTTTGTATTGTTTTACTATCTCCCATGGTGTTAGCATCAAATGCCTTGCCCATGACATCAGAGGCACGACGTGCTTCCTGAATCTTTTTCATACTTGTACCAGCAGGTTGAATGCCCTCGGCACGTGCTGCACGATAGGCTTCTAACTCACCGTCCCACTTTTTGTTGCTAACCATCTTTTGAGATGATGCATCTCCTGGACTCATTTGGAGTCCCAATACCTTGCACCCAAAGCAACCTTCAACGTCCTCTGGGTGATCTAATCTGTGTCTCATACCGTCTCCACTGTGTAGCCTGCTGCCTCAAGGGAAGCCTTTTCTGCTTCGTCCACCTCATAGGAATATCCACCGATGTAGGCAACTTCTGCCTCTTGGACTTCCTCACTTGATGGAAATCTAACTTCGTAGTATTCGCCTTGGATCTTCAAGACTGTAACGCCTCTTACAAGCCTGTAACGGCTAAATAAGACGCCTTCACCTGCAGGGCCTTCGCTCACTGTAGGTGTTGTAAATCTGTATGCCATGTAGCCTCCTAAGCCGTTTTATGGATAGAGCAGGAGTTGCCCCCTGCCCCACCCATCTAATTACTTATTAGACGCGAACAGACGATGCTGTTTCAATGCGGTATAGAGCCTCTGGACGATAGATAGACCAGTTGATGATACCGTGCCAGCCGACTGGGCGGAAACGGTTCAACTTGTCTACAACGTTACCAAATTCAATACCTGGTTCCTTCCATACTGCTTCAGCAAGTGCTTGCTGTCCTAGTACGTAAGTGTTGTATACGCGTGTTACTGGAGTAACAGTCAATGTGTTAGTTCCAACAGTACCTGAGTTAGCAACGCTAACTGTAAGTGTAGTGTTAGTTGAACCAACTGAGATAGCAGTGATCTTTGCACCAGTACCTACGTTAGTGCCAGAGATTTTATCTCCAACCTCAGCGAGGCCACCGAATGCGCCGTTTGCTACTACGATTGTGAATGCGCCAGATACACCGCTTACTGCAGGAGCAGTTGCGAGTGCTGTCTGATCTGCACCACCAGCGACGTTTGTCATGCGAGGTGTCTCAATGAAGCGAACACCTTCCCATGCGCCTAGTTCACCAGCAAGTAGTGGACCAGCATTTTGGTACTCATGTGGTGTACGCCAGATGTTGTTACCTGTCTCTGTGCGGAGATCGTGTGAAACTTCTGGGTGGATGTATGAAACATACATTCCGCCACGAGTTACAACGTTAGCAGCGCGTAACTTTGTTACAGCGTAACGTACGTCGCGTCCCTTAAATGTGTCTGTTGATGTTACTGAAGTTTGAGCAGCAACTGTTGATAGTGCTCCGCCAACTTCACGGATGACGTTTGTTCCAGCGTCTAGAACAGCGGCAATACCGTTGTCTAGTGTAGTTGCCATGTTGAACGCAACTGCGTTAGCAATCCATGGATCTACATCAGCAAGTGACAATAGTGACAACTTGCGTGTTGGAAGTACTACGCGACCTAGTTCTGTCTGTGTGACATCTAGTGTTGTAGTTGCTGGCAGTGCTACTGCATCTGGGTCTACAGTTTCCTGAAGTGTGGCACCAGCAATTGTGGTGTCAGAAATATCATTATGGAACTGGAAACGGATTGAAGAACCGTCGTGGGTTGGGTTTCCGACCTTCTTGTCCGCAATTGCGCGGAACTGTGGCGTTGAACGTAGGTTAATTTCAATTAACTTATCGTATGCCAACGTTACTAGATTGGAACCTAAACCAGAGGTCGAGGTTGAAAAGACATCAGGCATTTACTGATATCCCCTTTCTGTTTAGTTGAGTGTGCGGTTTATTGACCGCTGAGAATGGAAATAATCTCATCTTCAGATTCTGCATTCGCAATGCGATTTTGCAGGTCATCAGATGCGATAGGTGTTTCAGCGCCAGTTAGCACAGCATCCATTTTCTTCATAGAAGAGATATCTTCTTGATTAACCTTTGACTTGTCACTTGGAGTGTATCCGAATACATCTCCATTATTGTCAAGCCAGGCACTAATAGCATCTTCAGATGCCTCGATATCTGCTGGAATAAATTGTGCTATCTTTGGGCTAACACCCTTGGATGTAAGAACATCCTTTAAGATCCGCTCTTTTTGGGCTTTAGTGATTTCACTATATGAAGTTTCTAGTTCTTTGTTTTTACGCTGCTCGACCTTTAAAGCCTTACGCAGTTTCTTAACAAGATCAGTATCTGACTCGTAGACATTAGTAGTCTCTTCGTCTTCGTCTTCATCTGCCCAGTAGTTGTCGCGGTTTTCGCTCATAGCGATTCTCCCTTTGTAGTAGTATTCGCACACCTCAATGTCAGACGGGGATCTGGATTGGCTTGTACTCTCGGTCTTGTACGCCCCCTGGGGCCGATAGGTCCAGGTGGGGATTCTTTATATCAGTCCTGAGACTGAAGCGGTTCTCAAGGATGTAGTCGTTGTTCCCGACTGTCCTTGGAATGCTCTTAGGTTTTGTTCTGCTAGACGCTTACGTCGTTCAGATTCAGTTCCTACGAACTCTTCTCCAAGTAGGCTTGCCTGTAAACCTTCTTTAACGGCAAGGTTACTTTCAACAGTTCCACCAGCCTTCTCGTAAATACCTGCGTACTTAGCAAGAGGATCAATAACCTGTGAAATGTTTTCAAAGCCAGTAGCAGCAAGTTGTGATATCTGTGCCTCTGAATAACCCTTAGCAGCAAGAGTTGCTGTGAGTTGCTTGAACCCAGCCAACTGAGTCTCTGATGCTACTACTCCAGCCTTTTCACGGCGGAGTGCTTCTGCTGTAAATACACCAGTTTGACGGTTAAGTTCTAACTGCTCTTTACCGATCTTTTCATCCATGTAGAAATCTATAAGATTTGCTGATGTACCAATAAAGCCTTGCTTACGAAGTGCTTCGACCTGGAATGGATCTGTCTCTATTGCACGGATAGCATTTATATTTGCACGCTCTGCAAGGTCTGCTACAGTTACATTGTTCTTAACATAGCCCTTTAGTGAGTCTACACTAAGATACTTCTTGCTTAGACCATAGGTATCTATAACGCCCTTATAGCCCTCGACAGCACCGTATAGTTCACGTGCTGACTTAGGGTTAACAAGTCCCTCATTAAGGTATCCATACTCAGTATAGAACGGAGAGGTTATTGTTTTACCATCAGCAAAAGAATAATCCTTAGAGTTCAAGAATACCTCAACTGCGTTATCGTAGTCTAGGTTTTCCTCAATAAGAAGTTTTTGCAGGAAGGTAGCAGATGAATCAATAAGGGTAGCATTAAATCCTTGACCTTTTAGTAAGGCTTTGAGAACTGTTATATTTGTTGTTCTTACATCTGGCGCAGCCTCGTATATTGCTTCTGGTACACCTACCTGCGAACTTATTGCTGTTCTTAAATCTGTCTGTGCTGTAGAAAAAGGAATGAGTGTTTCATTTCTTACTTGAGTTGCATAAGCATTAAACTTATCAATTGTAGTTTTTGACTTTGCTACATCGCCAGTTTTCTTAGCAATATTTTGTGCAAGTTTACTAAAACTTGCTGCTTTAGAAACTACTTGTTGAGCGGGTGCAACAGCAGGTTCTAGTCTACTTATTGTGGCCTGTGCTGTTTTAGCCTTTTCTAAAGCCGCTTTATTCTTTGCATTAGCAGCATCAATAGCAGCCTGGTTAGTTACTACTTTCTTTTCGACCATTTGCTACCCCAACTGATTCTTAAGTGACTGAGCAATATTTATTGACTCGTTAATTGCTGTGGATGTCTTACCATAATCAGGAAGAGACTTAGCGAATTTAAGGAGTTCAAAGTCATTAGGCATTTTAAATTTTCCATCTGCACCAGTAAAGTTAAAGACTCTTTTTGCTATTTCACTATCGGCTGTAACTTCTTTTTCAAGAATAGTAGATAGGGTAGTTAAGACTGGGGCTATGTACTTTGCAGCGTTTTCTCCTGGCTTGATAACTGAACCTAGGCTGTTAAAGCGTGTAACTGCATTGGTTTGGATATCTGCAGTATATTGATTAAACAGTTCAGTCTGTACCTTTTCATCTGGAGTTCCAATCATTTGGGTAATTAGACCAGACACGGCTTCAAACGGAGGTGGAGTTGTAAAGTTAGCCCTGTGTGTTTCAACAATAGCATCATAGATACTCTTGGCTGAACCACCAACATCATCAACATTAAAGTCTGCTGTAGGGTAGTTCTCTGAAAGGAAAGTAGCAAGGAATTGCTTCTGCTCATCTGCAGTAAATCCTTCACCTTCTGATGTAGAAACTCCAGTGCTTACTGTTTCGTATTGCTTTTGTCCGCTTTGGTTTACGGCAATCTTAGAATAAACTAGGTTGCCAAACTTATCTTTCTTTTGTTGACCTGTTGCTTTATCAATAACAGGCTGGCTCTTCTTATCATAAACAGGAGCAAACTCTGTCTTAGTTTTTGTAGTAGTAGGCTTATCCTGTTTCAAAACATTTGCATTCCAAGAATCCTGGAACTTCTTATCAAGTTCTGCTGGTGGATAGAACCCATAGGCTGCAAAGTAAGAATCGCTGTAGTACTGGCGAGCATCGCCTAGATCCTTGAACTGTAGTGCAGTCTGAATCTGCTTAGTATACTTAGTAGTAGTATCCTGTTGCTTAGGACCCTTTGCTACAAGAGTTGAGTTATAGTTCTCAAGATATGTTAAAGGGTCTTGATTAGAAGCATAGGCAAGGGCTACAACAGCATCTAACCCTGCTGAATCTCCAGGCCCAATCATTCCGCCACCTATTGGTGTTTTAGCCTTAGAGAAGCCACCACGACGCATAAGAGTCTGCAAGTACTCTAATTGAGTACCAGCAAACCCTGCTGGTCCTGGTTGCATGTTTAAACTACGATTAAGTTCCTGTAGAGCCTTTGCTTTTGCAACAGGGTCAGTTGTTTGTAAATATGACAAATATGGATCTGTTGTTGAGTAAGGATCAACACCGATATCTAAACCAGTACCCATTTGAGCAAACGCAGTTGTACGTCCCATTGCGCGGTCTGCCGCGGCTCGTTCACGCTTTTGTTCTGCTGTTAACTCTGCCATTACTTACTCTCCTTTAAGATTCCAGCGAACACTCCGTAGTACATACGAGAGAACTCAGGATTGTCTGTCATTAATTGTTCGCCAAGTGCAACAAGTTCGTTACGCATTAAGGTAGGAACCCCACCCTTTGATGATAGTTCTGCATAGTTACTTACCTTGATTTTATTCAATAAATCTTTAAATTGACTAAACTTAGGATAGAAAGTATTTATCTGGTCATATACTGGTGATGCTCTAAAGGCATCATCTTGTAATGCGCGTTCAACCGTTGCTATTCTTTCATCGTTGATTCCAGTAACAATTCTATCTGCTGGTCTAGCGCCACCAAAGCCCTTGTTAAGAACTGCAATCTGCTCGTTATACCATTGATCTGTATATCGTCCAGCAATTTGTTTTTCTGCTATCTGGCTCTTGAGCATTGAGTAGACTAAACCTTCTGCCTCTGATGATATCTCAGCAGTAGATAAAGGACGACGAGAGCCTGTCTTCTTCTGCCAGTTGTAGTACTTAAGTGAGTACTCTCCACCTGGGAAGAATAATGGCATTACATCGCCTTCTCCAGTTGCATACTTATCAACCGCATCAGGGTTATTATTCAAGAACGTCCATGCGTCTTCTGTACCACGGATTGCTGATGTGCTACCGCTGACAGCAACAAGTAAGTTCTCAATACCAAATGTATCTGCAAACTGTACAACAGCAGCATTATAATCTCCAGGATTTTTCTTTTGGATCTTGTCCCAGTTATCATAAAGCATTGTCATGGTCATAAAGTTCATCTTGTTATCAGGATTTTTAATCTTAACAAGAACTTCATTCATTGGTGTTGATGGAGATATGCTCTGGAATAGACCACCAAAGACGTTTACCCACTTAGAGATACCTTCTGCATCGTTAAATAAACGATTACGCTCAGCATCACTAGCAAGTGGATTATCTCCATACTTACCAGTAGATGCTAGATAGGATGCCCAGTCTTTTACTCCACGTTGGGTAGTTGCATCGTTACTGAAAAATGATGTTGTTGTTTTCTTTAACCATGAAGGAAACACGATATCGCCTAATGTCTTAGGCTCACCAAATGGTGTCAAGATATCACGCAAGATATCATCAACAGGACCAAATGCATTTGTTCTACCAGTTAATGAATAAGCAGCAACCATTGCAGGTCCAAAACCTGGAACAAGTGGGCTTACAGCGCCAAATGCAAGGTTAAGAGACTGTACAGGTGATTCTATCTGTAAAGCATTACGCATATCAATGTTACGACCAGCAAGAGCACCTATAAAACTACCAGCAAGTGGCATCTTAAACTTTAGATCCTGTGAGTTCTCATCACGGTATAGGAAGCCTTGGTTATCATCATATGTCATTCCAGCAACATCATAGATTACGTTTGTACCCTCTTTAGTAAGAGAGTCAAATGCTTTACCAAACTTATATATTGGAAGTGGATTAGACCAAGTAAGTTCTGCCCATTTACCAATAGTGTTATACTGTGCTTGAGCAAAAGGTGCTACTAAACGAGCAGCATTAGCCCATTGCTTTTGCTTTGCTGCATCGTAGAATAGGTTCTTAACATAGTTAGAAGCATCTGATGCTGCCATTGAATCAAGTGTCTTAAGTGTTGCTCCACCTTCATGGATATAATCAGGATTAGCAAGGCGCTTCTTAAGTGTTCCTTCAATAGTACGAAGTCCTGCTGGCTTACGACCAAGGATCTTACGACCACCAATTGCTGTAGGAGCAAGTGCTTTCTGAGCATTTCTTTGTAAAGTCTTTAATTCTGCAGTTGATAGCATGTCTGCGTACCCTGCAATAAAGTCCCAATATGCAGCATCGAACTCAGGGCCAAAGTTAGCCTTGCTTTCTACACGTGCTGCAACATCAAAGAACCAGTCTGTGAATTTTCTAGCCTGTGTAAGTCCAGGACCGCCACCCATTTTTTCAATAACATTAGTTGCTCTTGAACCAGCCATCTGGTCTGGCTTAAATATAGAAGCAACTTGCTTTGTAAAATTCTGTTCTGCAGCAATAACTTGCTCGGTTGTTAATCCTTGTTGGCGATAAGGTGTTCTTAATTTAACAACTTTACCAGCACTATTTGTAACAAGTACTTCTCCGTTTTGGATTAAATCTAATACAACGCTTCTTTGAGCACCTTGTCCTGCAAGAAGGTTCAACTGACCAGCAACGCTGTCACCTTGTGCTTCATCGAATAACCAAGTCATTATGTTTTCGCGGTTCATGTTTGCTTTTACAACTCCGCCACCAGTTTCTTTACCTGGGTTAAGGAGTAGTATCTCGCGCATACCATCGTTATCTTCATAGATAGCAGATGCAAACTCACGCAGTTTATTATTTGGCTCATCAAATGTATTGATTAAGTTATCTACATACTCTGCTTTAGCCTCAGGAGTTCCCTTTTTTAGAACTGCTATGACATCAGGTATGAACTTATCTGCTGAGAATTGATTCATTGTATAAGACAATGCTGTTAGGTAGTCAGGATGTCCTGCTTCTACAACTTCATAGGCTTTAAATATGTTTAAACTACGTCCTGCTTTACCGTAGTCAGCAGTTGACGATGCACGGTTAGTGATTGCTTGACGTGCAATTACTGATCTTGAAAACTCAATTTCTGCATCTGTTGACTTCATGAGATCGCCTAGTGCGTTTACGCTATACTTAGAACGACCTACCAGAGCCTTCTGGAAAGCATTACCTTCTGGATTTGCAATCATCATTGAAATGAATCCAATAGGGCTATTGAATAAACTGTTATGTCCAGAGAAGAACTGACGCATTTGCATTTCTGCAACGTTACGCAATATGTAAGATACACGACCAACTAACTGTGATGTACGCCATAAGTCACCAGCCTCTTCAAGAAGTACCTTAGTAGACTTAGCCTTACCATAAAGCGGAAGATTAGTTTTATACCCAACTACGGCTGCATTAAAAGCACGTGTATCTGGAAGATTAATAACATCCTGTGCTAACTGTGCTTCAAGGATACCCTTTTCAAGGCGAACAGATTTACCACCAGCAACAATAAGACCAGCACCTTTATTACCAAGAACGTTATCTAATGAATAACTCTTGATAAGGGCGTCATCTTTGCTATTAACCTTAGCAACCTTTTTAAGTTCTAAGATATCATCTGCTGTAAGACTTAAAGTTTTACCAACTTCTTCAATGATATTTCCTATGCCATTAGACACGGCAGCAGCACGCTCAGCGTTTGTAGTAGCAGCAAAGATAGCCTTCTGAGTAGATGCAATAATTGTTTCTTGAGCACCCTTTGGAAGAATACGTCTTAATCCTGCAGAACTAATCCAGTCCTCTACACCATTGTTTAGTCCAGTAAGATCGTTTAGATTAAGTGCTGTTGAACGAATATAGAATCGACCAAGTGACTTATTAATGTTTTCAGCATACTTAATAGCGTTCATATTAACGCCAGGAACCATACGAGCAACAGGGTTAGTTGCAATCTTTGCACCAACAGATAGTCCTTGCTTTATGGCAAGAGGATCTGCACCTGGTGTAAACTGATTAAGGAATGCCTTGAATACTTCATCCTTATTAGTTGCTTCAGTAAGTTCCATAATTAGATTATCATCTAACTTACGGCCAAATAGACGCCTAAGGCGAACTGGATCAGTCTCTTTTGCGATTAACTCAGCAATAGGTTCAAACTGACGACCAAGAATAAACTTCAATGGCTTAGAGAAATCAGTACCAATATCACCCATAAAGTTATCAGTTATGCCAATTTGAGCACGGACTGATTCTTTAAGGACATTGTTATTGGCAATATCAAGTTCAAGTTTAAGAAGGTTCTTGATACCAACATTGTTTGGATCTTGGATAAGTTCTTTAAGAATATCTGGGTCCTGGTTTGCTTTCTGTTGAAGCATTCTAAACCAGTTTTCTTTATCTTCTAAATCAAGTTGCTTGTTAACAAGATCATCTAACTCGTTCTGACGAGCAGCAAGGGCTGCCTTAGAATCGGAAATTGACTCCATTAACTTAAGCATGTTTGGACCTAAGTTGGTTGGATCAGCAATTTCTGCTGCAGCATTACCAATTTCAGCACGTGTGGCTGCAATACGAGTACGATTAGTGATTACAACTCCACCAGTCTCACCGTAGATAGAGCGGACGTTTGTAAAACCGTCAACTTTCCATATCTTTTCGACTAGACTAGCAATTTTGCTCATTACAATAGGATTACCAAGGGCAGCAACTTCACCAATAAGAGTTCCTAGGCTTTTACCAGCAACTAATTCATCGCCTACACCAAAAAGAGAACCAACAAAGCCGTCTAGGTTTGCTACATCATCACGAAGATTAGTAGAAAGTTCGTTATATACTTTAAATTCTGGTTCATTTACATTTTTGCCTAGTTTATCTAGTGCATCTGCTAACTTATTACGAAGACTGCTCTCATTAACGCGGATATTGTCTGGTGCGTTGACAAATGTATCTGACATATCAAGAAGATTAAACTTTTTAGTAGAGTTAGCAGTTACTGCGTACTCATCTAGACCATGTGCTCCCGCGCTTACAACACCATACTGAGGAACTTCATCAAGTATAACATAACCATCAAAGAATCCACCAGTATTTTTCATGTCTGCGCCTAAACGATTTACTGCCTGGCTTAATTCACCTGTTTGGGTCTTAGGATTATTAAGAAACCAATTAGCAATTGACTTAGGTGACAGTGTTGATTTAACCGTAGAGTCTGCAGCCTCAAGAGCAAAGTACTTTTTTTCAGAGGCAAGAAGTTTTTGAACAGTATTAATCTGAGCATTATTAATTTTTGCTTCTGCAGCAATAATCTCTTGTTCTTTTTTCTTGACATTAGTTGCAAAGCGTTTAAAATCGCTAGAAATCTTTTTGTTTAACTTGTCAACTTTTATCTGTCCAGTTTTTTCAAGTTCATCTATAGCCTCTTTTGCTGAGGCATCAAAGCCAGACTTAGTTACACTGGCAAGTTCATTGGTAAACTCAGTAACTTTCTTACCCTGAGATACAATCTTAGTTACTGCGCCAGGTCCAAACCAAGTTGATGGGTCAGCAGCAACGTTAAGTGTTGCATCTAGAATACCGCTCATTACATTGTAGGCATTACTTTCAGGATTCATTCCTATGCCATTGAATATTCCGCGACCTATTGTATAGGACTTACCATTGACAAGTCCATACTCAGCCATTGAACGAGCCTGTGCTTTACCAACCTTGCTTTTAGGTGTAATGAAAAAGCCTTCACCTTGTCCCTTAAGACCACCCGTAACAGATACTCCACCATCAAGTGCTTGACCAAGTAGAGTCGTATCACTAAGTGGTGAAAGACCCCTGATAATCTCACCAGCACTAATATCTTCACCGCGTGATAAAGCAGTAATGTTTCGTGCTGTTGTTGTAACTGCATCGTATGGAGAGCGTAATGCTGCAAAAGTTAAACGTGTAGCACCTTTGAATGGGTCATAGACAACCTCATCGAATGCATTTTGAATAGCACCAAGAACACCGCGTTTAGGTTCAACTTTTTTCTTGATCTTATCAACAGTAAAAGCATCAGTCTTAAGTGCTGCAAGCCCATCCATTGATGTAATTTTATCAAGACCAGGAGTATTAACATTATACCCTTGACGAACCATTGCTATAACTAAATCTTTTGAGATACCAGGGTACTTGTTTGAGATAGCACTAAAGTTGCCGAAAGTCTCTGGAGTTATGTTACCCATCTGTGCATCAATAAGACGTTGTGCAGGAGTCTTACGAGTTGCGATGGAGTTCTTAATAACAGATTCAATACCTGCCATTAATCGGCTTCCATCTCGTTGTATGCTTCTACCATCATCATCAATTGACGAGACTCAGGATTTGATGCCGCTAAAGCACGAACAAAGATAGAATCAGGATTTGGTGTATTTACAGGAATTGGTTGTGCACTAGCATCACGGCCAGGACCAATTCTAGAACCATCAGATAGTGGATTAACATCTCCTGTACCAGGAGCAAATGCATTAGCAGAAACACCTGATGTTACTACAGGTCCTCCAGGCATAGGAGTAGGTGTGGCAGTCTTTACCTTCGTAGATGCAGCACCAGCAATACTGTTCAAATCTGCACGGTTTCCGTATGTACCACCGCTTGCATTTTGTACGTTTGCTTCTCTTTGAATCTTTGCTACACGAGATGATACGTTATTGTCTGTACGCTTTGCATCAGCGCCCACACCTGAGACTACTTCATTAACAGCCATTAGTCTTCATCCTCGTCTAAGTAATTTGAAATTTGTGATTCGCTAGGTAATCTAAAACTTACCCAATCAGGATATGATGATTTGTCTACAATAAGACCCATAGCAACATCTGATTTAAAGCCTGCTCTTAAAAGTGCATTATAATATTCATTTAGCCAGATACAATAAACTTCTAAACGATTGTACTCATTTGAGTCAACTGTCTGGACTTTTTTAGGGGAAGGCTTTCTACGTTGAGTAGCCACTTTATCCCCCTAATCCTGCTAACATTGTCGCTAAATCTGCTGGTGCTCCTTGTTGAGGGGCCCCGCCAGAAGGTTGTCCAGGAACTGCTGGGGACGGGGGCGCTTGTTCAACTGGGCCTTGTGCGCCTGGCGGAGCCATTTCTGGCTGTGCTGGCTGTTCAGGTTCTTCAACCTTAAACACTGCCAACGCAGCAGACTCGATACTATCCCCTTTACGACGACGCTCAATGACGTCAGCAATATTCTGGATAAGTTTAGATGGGTCTTGACCTTGAGCAACCATGGCTGGCACTGCTTGTGCGCTTGCTGTAATTGCTGCTGTAAGGTTCTCTCGCATCTTTTCGATTTCAATTCGTTGTTCTTCCATTGTGACATTAACAGCCCATGGCAACTCACGACGAATGAAGTCTTTTGATACTAGGTCTGCACCTAGTGCTTGTAGTGAGAAAATCAGAGCACGCGAAGGATCTAATCCAGCCATCAAGCCATATCGGACTTCTACCGAAGTATCGCCCTTAATGTCCTTGCTTGGCAAGTACTTTAACTCGTACGGTGTGCCTTGCGCTACGCCTCTGACGCTCTTCTTAACATTGAAAAGGAGTTCATCCATTTCAAAACATAACTTGATAACATCTTCTAGAACCTCAGCAATAACTGTTTGACCAGCCTTGATCTGAGAATCGAATGCACCAAGTAATGCCTGGACACCTTGACCAGTGATAACACTAGCGTCAATGTTTCCAGTTCTACCCTCAGGATATCGAGCACCAAGTCTTAATTCTGATTGGAGTGCTGATTGCTCCTGGAAAGTAGCAGCGGGAATGTCCAAACGGACACGCCCAACACCATTAGGTTGGCTTGTACGGATGATTGCATCTGGGCCCATAGGCATATCCAGAACATCATCAGGTACTACCAACGGAGCCTGGATGGACTTTTCAGCCGCTTCCATGGCTAAGTTTGCAAAACGTGCACGAGCAAGTTGTACGAATACAACATCGTCAAACTGTCCTCGTGGTTGACCATCAATGGATGGACGTTCTGCGATGAGAACTGTCATCTTACCCATTGGGTTCTTTGCTTGACTTAAAACTAGATTCTTACGTGAAGGAACATACAAGATAATATTCTTTTTATCCATGTAGCGGATAATCTCAACTTCTTGGTTGAGGTTCTGATCATATCCAAATACACCTAGTATGACATTTGCGTACTCAGGGAACTCATTTGCTAGTTCACCAATTGACTTTGTATAACGCTTAGCATAGGCTATTACGCGTCCAAAACGGTCACGCTCATAGTAGGCACCAGTAGGATCTTCTACGCGGATGCGTGGCATCTCGTTTTCCCAGTCTGGCTCAATGTGGATTGGCAAGAATCCATATGAGAAGTACTGGTCAGCGCCTGGGTACATCTGAGTCTGTAGACGAGATGTGTAGACATAGTTGTTTGCAATCATGCTTCGCTTGTCAGCAAAGGCACGTGCTCCATCTGATGTTACATTTGTAGTAGAACAGTTAATTGATGGCAGCGGTGCAAGTACTTCTGCTAAGTCACGTGCTGCGACGTCAATAAAGTTTGCAACCATTGCGTGTGGCAAGTCAGCAGGGAACATATCAGGAAAGACGTTTGCCATCTCACCTTTACGCACCATGAGGATCTTAGCCATGCTGTTATCGCGATCTGCAGCGCGATGCTTCATGGCATCTACACGCTGTGCGATAGCCTTAATATCTGCCATTTTATTCCTGTTCGCCTAATTCGTAATCGTTAAGATTAACTATGTATCGAGTATTCTTTTGTCTTTCAGTTGCCCACTTATTAGGCAAGTGGCTCTGACCCATACGGGTAGTGCCAATGACTTCACGTGCTCTTAGTTCACAGAACCACAAAGCCATCACGCAGTCTGTCTTGCCTTTAGTGTCAGGCTTCCAAGTGATCAATTGTTGGATCAAAGCCTTTATACCTTCGGAGCCATCCTGAGATGGCATCTCGATTAAGTTATCATTTTGATGTGTATTGCCACGCATAGTTCCAAAGAGACCAGACATGGCTGCTACACCAAAACTTGTATCCCACTTGTTTCTACCAGTAAACTGACTAGAGAACTTCACACCAGTAGATGCTAGGAAGGACCTAAGCACATCATCTAAAGCGTATGCCTTCTGATGAGCGTTAGTTTCAATACGTAGTTCTTGTGGACGATACTTGTCAACCCAGTCCTCAATAAGATTCTGGATCTTTTGTGGAGTAGGCTCTTGCATGTTCTCTACATCTAGGATGTAGCGTTTTCTTGTCTGACGGTCAACCGTCATAATAACAGCAGCGGTATTACCACTCATCGCTGGGTCTAAGCCCATGATGGTGTACCACTGACCTTTTTCACTAGGATGCCCAGGAGTGCCAGGCTTTAGGATCCCGCGTTTTCGCATCCTGTTGATCGAACCTTGTACGCACGTAGGCGGAAATATAGAATCTTCTTGGACGTCTTGTTGCTGATAAACAAGTGCCCAAGCAGAAGGAGATACTTCTGAACGTCTGCGAAAGAGTGCTGGCCCGTTCCATTTAGGATAAAGACCGTCTTCATCGGGAAGGATGTTTTCATCAGAACCCTCCCAGGGTATGTTTGACTTTGGCCAGAGCGTAACCCATTTCTCGGGATCATCATTTAACTCCAATACTGCAGGCATCGACATGTATGTAAAGGGAGTCCTGCCACCCGTCCAGTGGTCAGGATTTCTAATCTCACGATATAAATCATTTGAAGCAATACGGGTTCCTACGATAAGTAGTTTACCATTATCACCAAGTCTTGTCACAACGTCTCTTTGGAGCCAGAGGAGTTGCTTTTCCCATTCGTGGGCATTTGAGGTAGTAACGACGTCATCCAGAATAATAAGGTTAGAACGTGCGCCAGTGATCTGACCACCAACACCCAGAGCCTGAACAGTCGGGTCCTTCTCTGTGGAATCGCGGCTGAGATAAATACGATCAGCCTTCCAGGTATCTGCATCTTCTTTCCAACCACCAGAGGAGCCATAGACAGATTGCATCTTGGCCCAGCGCTCATGTGACAGACGCTGCTTGATTGAGTAGAGATACTCCTTGGCGCGTTCCTGCGTTTTAGAGACAATCGTAATTTTAATATTGGGATCCATGGCTATCCGATAGACACAGTAGTTGACTGTGATCACGGTAGACTTGGCATGCTCGGGGGGTACATTTAGCAACAGACGCTTAGGGCTGGCTGGCTCGTAGACCATCGACTCATGCATGTAGGACGGCTCACGGTTTTCAATGATGTCAATCCAAGAGCGGTGATGGGGGAAGATCGGGCTATCCAGGAACTCTTTCGAGAACTCCTCAAAGCCTATCTTAAACTTGGCATCTCCTGTGACAATGGAGAGAACCTTCTCACCTTCGCTGCGGGCCTTGTCCAGGGCCTTCATAAAGGCATCGTCCTTGCGCCAGTCTTTCATGACATCTGGCTTACGATCTGCCCTGGCTATGGCATCTTCTAGAGATAGCCCCTGCTTTACAAACTCTAATACCTTTGCCTTGGCTTCTCTCAAAGCCTTGACATTGTGGTGCTCGCTACCTTTACCCGCTGCCATAACTCCCCTTTTAAAAACCTTATATAACCACCAGGGTTTACACCCCTTCGCTCGCGCTAAAAGCGCGCTCGCTACCCCCGTGGTTCGTAGGCTGGCTTCAAGCCAGACTCACTAGCGTTCGTCTACCTTAGCCACCTACTCACAGTCAGATAAACTCACTCTGTGCCAGTCGTTCGTTTATAGGTTACATATATACTAACCCGTTCAAATACAAAAACCGAACGGTACTATATTACAAATGTGACTGAAGTCACTTAAATTATAGTATTAATACGGACATATAGGTCACACTGAGCCCAAATACCGTGAAAATATTTTTGGGCGATAGTGTAATACTACACGGGACGTGTATAACAAGCACTGGGGTCGTGCAAGCGACCACGAAGTTTTTTGGCGAATGATGAGCGCGAGGAACGAGCGCATTCGCGTCTTTATCCTCTATCCCGTCTGAAGGACGGGCGGTCTTTTAGTATCGCTTACGCGATTTAATAACCCGCGAGGGTCTACCGCGAGCGACCTTTAGGTCGCGAGCGCGGATTTTTCTGGGTCTGCGAATAAGCGTGTGGTTTGTGTTGGGTGACTATCTGCCTACCGTTCTGGGCTTCGGGCTTCTAGGGGCTTCCTGTGGCTTCTGGCGGGTATTCCTTCGGGCGGGTTCGGATAGGGCTGGAAAGAAAGTTCTCTAGCCTCTTTGACTTTGGTTCGGAAAGATGATTCAATTATCTTATTGGACATCAAATAGGTGTCTGATTATCAGACAAGGGAGAACAAAGAAATGACATCAACAAAGAACGAGAAAGCAACACCAAAGGCAAAGGCATCATCAGAAGCAGACGCATCATTGGTCGCAGAATTTACGGCTGTGGTCGGTGGGTCATTGGAAAGTGAGTTCAAGGCGTTTTGGAAATTGCATAGCCAAATGGCGCAGGGTTTCCTATCTGTTCGCGGTGGTCAATTAACTATCAAAGAAGCCGAGAAGGTCGGTTCACTTCCGTCTTTCTCATCTGCTTGGGCTGAGCATGTTTTAACGGTTGGCGTACTTTCCAAAATTGAAGGCGGAGAAGGCGCAACGCTTAAGCGCCTGTTTTCCGTATCAACGCAAGGTCGCAAGGTTCACAAAGCCGAGGGCTTTAACGCTCTCATCTCTAAGGGCTTAACGCTTGATGAGATTGAAGCGACTATCCCAAAGCAAGGCGAGCGCGGGGCGGGTAAGCAAACTGGAAGCGAGAAGGATAAAGCACCAAAGGTCGCAACGGTTTCAGAGTTAATCGCATCTCTGGGCGGGGCGCTTAAAGGCGGGGCAAAAATTGAGGATACAAAGAAGGCTCGCATGTTGGTCGCAGAATTGCAGAAGGCGATTAAAAATGCCGAGGCGGTTCAAGGCGTGAAGGCGGTCATAGTTCAAGCCGCATAATTCCAAAGGGTTTAGCCCGTCTCGCTTAATCGCGGGGCGGGCTTTTCCATGCCCGCATTTCGCGGGGCGCGAAAAATGTTTTTTGTTTGTGTTGGGTTTGTGTCGGTTAGTTTGTGTTGGGGGTCGTGAGTTCAGCCGTAGTCGCCTTTAGGTTTGTGTCGGGTAGGGGCGGGCTCAGCCGTAGTCGTGTTCAGCCGTAGTCCTGACCGTCATTTTAGATGCTTGACTCTGCTATGCGTATGCACTAGATTTAGATAGTGGGCAATAACGCACACATCAACCCGTCTGATAATCAGACAACAACCGAAAGGAAAGACAATGTACCTATCAACAGGAGACATCCTAGCAGTAATGATTGCGCTAGTTGTTTCAGTATCGCTAGTAATCACAACCGCAGTTGCTAACGCCAGACTTACCCGCGCAGTCAGCGAGTATCGCAAGGCATGGATTATCGCTCGCCAAGCGTCTGATAATCAGACAGTAGAAAGCAAGTAACATGAGTTTCGGCTATGTTGAGATTGGAGTGTGCCGTAGGTGCAACAAGCCAGACCACCTATTCGTTCACTCTAGCCAACCCGCAGACCAACGCCTCTACTGTATGGGGTGTCACATCTCGTGGCACAGACTAGATGAGGATTGGACAATCGAACAACAGTTAGAGGAATTTCCTATCATAAGAGATACCCCTGTCTGTCAATGTTGTGGTAAGCCTGAGACTGCTGACGATAATGGTCGTTGGCGCTTTACTGAGGGCTTACTGGCTGACTTTACTCCCATCACACTTCACTCAGGGTGTTCAGATAACAGTTGCGCGGATTGCGACACCAACTTTGCCATTGTTAGGTATAGAAGTTGGCGTATGCGTGAGACTTTCAACCTGCCAGACAACCATGAGTTCATGGAGTTCGTACAGATTGAGGGTATTCATAGGTGTAAAAGTTGCTCTGATGTCTACATGGATGATAATGGGGGTTCAGATAACTTCCACTATTGTGAGTGTTGCGAGGATACTGTCCGATTATCAGACACTGGTCGCTGGGATGGTGAAAGGTTTTGCGACTCTTGTATAGATGCTAATCTCCATAGTTGTGATGATTGTGGTGAGCAGTATTGGGATGAACACTACGATTGTCAGTATGACCCAGATGAGGATGATAACAATGGAATCATCCATAGTTATTCGTACCGACCACGACCTGAGTTCTTTGGCTCTGGTCAGTATCACTTAGGCTTCGAGTTAGAAGTCGAGGCTAGGAATAATTCTCGCTATCATGGTGCAGAGATAACTCAAAACATCTTGGGTAGTCGTGCATACATGAAGGATG